CAAGGTCTTGGATGTAGTTATCCTTTAGATGTAGAAAAAGCTTGTCTTCATTCTTCTTCCAGCTCATTACCCTTTTCTTAGAGCAATCTTTAGTAGGATCAGGTATCCTATCAAATCTTGTACGGTGTCTTCCGTAGCATCAGTAATTCCCTTGCTCTTGATACGCATAAGCTTATCATCTATTCTAGCACATAAGCTCTCTACGGGATTCCCCTTTGAGAAGATACCTACGGGGTTAAGGGCTGAGTCCCCGTAGGCAGCATTCTTCTCTAAGAGTAAGTTTGTAACTTCCGTAGAAACTTCGATTATTAAATCTCTTGTTTCCATTTTATAAAGTTAGTCATTATGATCTAGTAAATCAACATCTATCTTATAAATCTTATTAACATTATCCTTCTGTATATATAACCTACCATTAGATGGATTAAAGAATATATATCCAAAGCCCTGGTCAACGCCTGTATAATCAGAGATATCAACTTTGTACATATGCTTGTTAATAGATATGCTTCCGTTTTCGTGAACCTCTATCTTCTTAGCAGAAGGGACATTGAACTTTAAATAAGCTCGTATCAGTTCAGCAAAAGCCTTTCTTCTGTCACGAATTAGACTGTGGGTAAGCGAATTGTTTTTTACCATCTTTGGTGTACTCATAATATCTATTTGTTAGTTTATCAAAATACATAGTTACCTTTCCAAGCTTACCTACAATTTTAGGTTTAGCCTTTACAACTGTGATCTCAACTTGGTTAGGTTCGTAAGGTATCCCATTACCATCTTCTAAACCAAAGGGACATCTCCATACATTGATTATCATCATACCTTTTCTGGACCACTGCATCCCCCCGGCTATGTCATTCATAGTAGGTTTATCTACATAGGCTACGCCATTCTTATATTTAGCCTGTTGGTGTTTAGTGTGTACGGTAACAATTGTATGATAGTTCTTGTCACTTGAATGCTTACGCACCTTAGTAAGTATCTGTCCAATAGCGATATCATCTCTAACACCTTGACTAACATCTGTCTTAATCTCTGTGAAGGGATCGATGAAACATCCATCTATCTCTACAAAGTAGTCTTGCTCTATCTCTTCTACTGCCGTATAAAAACCCTCTATGGATAGGTCTTGAAGACCACTATCTACTATATAGAAGTGTGAGTTTATAAACTCAAATGCTTTCTCTGTCTCCTCATCTGTTGCAGTCATTGTATCATTAACCAGGAATGGCTTCCTTAGATACACCCACAATAGTTCAGCGAAGACCTCTGTTGGTGAGCCAGTCTCTGGCGAGTACACTGCCCATTTCCAACCCGAATATTCTGACAGATTCATCATCAGTTCAAATCCAAACTGAGACTTGCCTTGATGTGCACCTGCGTATATATATGTGGTGCTACCTTTCTTCATAGAGTATTTATCAAAGAGTGAATCAAAACCCGTCCACTCTCCTTTCTTTACTCCGTCTTTTCTCAGCGAGGTCAAATTGCCCTTAACCTCATTTGCTGTGTATACAAACTTACTCATACTCATAATTACTCTTCTTTATAGTGAAACGATTCTCCTAATTCTTTTATCTCATATATTTTAACGACACCAAAGTTACTGATCTTAGCACCTGTTAGTCCGTTCCTGGCCATAATCTCTATAATAAATTGTGGGTCATTGTTCATCATCTCAAGCGTTGCAGCACGAGACAGAAACTCCACATCCTTATAGTTATTTGTATAGCTATTCCCTCTGTTCTTACGCCACCCAATTCGGGCTTTGTAATGATAAATCATCTGTCCTTTTCCCTCACTCATATCTATCTAATTTATCTTTTATTTCTTTACATAAGATATATTCCCTTCTTATTATATACGCTGACATAATCAGAACTAATACTAATACTATCATTTCTCTTTGGTGTTAAAGGTTTTTGATTTCTTTTCCCATCATTATATGCCGCAGCATCCTTTAATGGTGGGAATTCGCATCATCTCATTTGATATGTTGTGTTGTACCATTTGAGATGTTATCCGTATTTATACGCTTATATACTTTACACTTTGAGTGCTTTTCATTTTACACTTTGTCACACTATTACCTTACTTATGTGACAACATTGTAAGGTTTCACCCTTACTTTGTGTACCATATCGTCAGGTTTTACCCTTACTTTGATACATCTATAGTTAAAGAAGGGGGGCATTGCCCCCCTACTGATAAATAAATATAGAAAAATGGAAATTAGAAAGGTAAATCAGTGTCGCTATCATTTACAGCTGCTGCACGAGGTTTCATCTCACCTTGCAACTGGATATATTTACCACCATCACGCTTGTCCTTGATCTCTAGGTTAACCCAACCCTTGTCATTTTTAGCGTTTGATAATACTTCAAAATCTTGTGGGCCTAATGCCACCTTAACGATTTCACCATACTTGGTGCTTACTACGTTTGTTTTTCCAACGAATACTTTGTCGCTCATCTTAATTTAATTTAGTTACTTGTTATTAATTCTTTTAAATGATTGTACCTTCCTTCCAGGTACACGTACTTTTCATACAGTGCATTAATCTTAGATGATATAGCCTCCTCTGAGAAGTCCTCGTAGGTAGCTATAAACTCTATACACTTTTGGAAATACATCTCATATCTTCGGTCAGCTAATCTCTTCTTGTGACCTTCCATATAAGAGGATACCCCCTTCACATCGGTGTTGGTAATACGTGAGATTTCCCTCACACCAAATCCGTAGTAGGCAAGTACAGCACAAGACAATGCTCGCACCATTACTATGTCCTTTGTTTTCTTTGAACCTACGATATCTGCTATGCTCTTTCCAGAGACAGAAGCACAAGCGTGTAGGATCACATTCTCTTGATTATTAAAGTTCGCCATATCTTACATTATAAGGGTTAAATTCTTGGTTGAGAAAAAGATTCTCGTAAAGCTCTATTGATTTATCAAACTCGTATTTACCACCGTTCAAAAACTCATCACTCGCTTTGAATATTCCTACCTCATAAGGAAACTCTTTCTCTACAACTAAGAAATAAAATTCATCCACTCCAAAGATTTTACTATAAAGATAAGCTTGTTGATTGTACATCATCCACTTCGCACTCTTTCTAAAATCATCAAGAGATTTAGCAGTGGTCTTTAAATCTACTAGGTAAGTCGTATCACCATCAAAGACTAAAGCATCTGCCTTTCCCTTAAGTTTTATTTTAGCAAAGCCAGGAGTGATGTGATCCATAATACCTGGAACCTCAGCATCAAACCTTAGTCCCATTAGTTCCTCAACCTCATCAAGCCTTTTGAGCTTATCAAACATATTGTGAACCGTATCGTAATCCTTCTTTGGGAGTACAAGCTTATCACTATGCTCTAGCTTAAATTCTTTATAGTCGTTTCCTCTTCGTGTTCCGTTCCATAAGACAGTGTTATCAATGCCTTCGAGAAATAAAGAATGAAGTGCTGTACCCACATCAAAGAAACTAGCTGAAGGATAAGACCACTTCCCTTGTCTCATTAAATGAAACTTAGTTGGTGATTGCCTTAGTAGCTTAAGCATACTATTAGATAGGTATTCCTTGTCAGCGTAGTACGCCTCATCATCCTGGAACTTCTCGATTATATTCATTATAACATATCTTCTAAAGCGTAAATAATACTTCCTAAAGCGTGACGATCTATAGTCATAATAAATACAGTCTCTCCGTAAAGCTTTTGCCAAACTCGGACTTCTTCTAAGTCTTCTTGTTTTTCAAAAACAAGTACAAAGCCTTCTCCGTTTTTTAGCGTCATTTCTTTTACTTCCTTTTCAGGAAAGTCATCTGGATCAAAATCCATTAAGCTGATAGAATTTCTTTCTTCAACTTAGCAGTTACATTATAACCCGCTAAAGCTTTCTCTACTGCATCCTTCTTGCCGTCAACTACTGCCTTAATCATATTGGCTTTGATTTCATCAGTCAATGACTTAAGTGTTACAGCCTTTGGAGCCGTAGCTTTAGTCGTGCTATTCTGCTTTGCGATTGCGATTGCCACCTCATTGCTACTTGCAATAGAAGTATCAATACCAATACCGAGATTAGCCAACGCACGACCCCAAGCACTTGTCTCACAATTTTCCACATAGCTTGTCTTGTTAATGTAGCTTGAAGATTTATCTTCTTGTGCAAATCCAGTAGCTATCACCATACCATTTTCATTACAGATAGTGGCACGAATAACACAAGAATTCTCATCCAGGTGTACTACCTCAGTGGACAGAGACCATCCCTTGTACTTGTCTTCTAATCTGAAGAACTTGATTCTCTCGTTAACCTCAACATACTCTTTACCCTTGATGTTTGTGGTCTTAAACTGATACTTACTCATAATTAATTGTTTAAAGTTACACTGCTAATATAGTACATTACAACACTATTCTAATACTTGTTCTGCTTTCATTATCAACAAGTTATTAACTTGCTCCTTAGATAATCCACTGGTTCTCACTGCATTATCTATGTCTGTAACAAACCGCTCTCTTGCTACTTTGCTATTCTCGAAGATAGATTTAAACACTGATGTCCACTGCTCTAAGGAGTCTATAGTGTAGGGGTCTCTAATGTCGAGCAAGGATCGAACATTCTTATTGGCGTGTATTATCGTAGCGTGATTCTTATCTGCCAACCATCCGATAGTAGCAAACTTCATCTTATACTTTTGCCTAAGTATAAAGAAAAGACATTGTCTCGCTGTAACTACGCTCTGAATTCTGCTCTTCTCTGAGACGTTGATACCTGTCCTCATCTGATAGACCTTTACTAATTGTTCGTACTTTGCTTTTGTTACTATCCCCAATCTGTCTACTTGATTTAATTCTCTCATCTTCTTCTTTGATTATTTTTTTAAATTTAGTTCTTATTCTGTGCTTTGCCAAGATTAGTATATGGTCTTCAACATCGTGCTCCTTTGCCACCTTACTTACAGGTCTGCCTAACAACAAGCACTGCTCTAAACACACACTCTCTACAGGACTCTTTATACGGTCTCTAAGCTCGTCTAATAAAGTATCGTAACCTCCGTACTCCTCATCAAAAGAAATGCAGTTAGCTTCATACTTGTTGTAGGTGCTGTCTTGATTCCTACCAGAGTCATATATCAAATCTGATTCAAGCATTGTCGGTACTCTCTGTTTGTTAGTGCTCGGCTTTACAGCAGTAAGTATCCCGTATCTTATACTGCTCATAACTGTTGCTATAAGGTGTGCTTCATCATCAAATACATCTCCGTGCTTCTTGATGTAGTTCAATATATTTATTGATGAATAGTACCTCGCATCGTTTACTGCATCATCGTTAAAGAATCCGTACCCGTACCTCTTAGCACAGAAGTGTATGAATCTGTTATTGCTTGGGAAAAACTCTCTTAGCTTTCTTTCTGTTAGCCTCATAGGTATTATAATATATAGTAATATAATAATAATAAATAATAATTATATAATATATTATAGAGAATCCCCCTAAAGGGGATTCTAATATAATAATTATACTAATATAGTAATTATACTATTATAATAAGGTGTTTAGAGGGATAAAATTACTTCTCTACAAAGCTCTTGTGGTATCTTACTCCTCTCGTAATTACCCTTTAATCCTTGAGTACCTGTACGTGATCCTCGTGGTGCAGATACGTGGCAAGGGTCTCCGTTCTTGCACATTCCTCTTGGTAACCATCTCTTATTGTTTGTCCAAATATCTGTAGGCTTCATCCTGGAATCTCCGTACTGACAATAAGTAACTGTTCGTCTAAATGCGTTAGGCATAAAATCCATCTTACGCAACATACCTCTAGGATTCTCTATGTAGTAATACAATCTCGGATTATGCCAAGTGTAGTGTTGAATAATCTCTAAGGTCTTCTTAACCATATTAATACCTTTGATTGCATTCTCTGTCTTAGGTGTTCGGTCTTTGTTCCAATGTCTACCAATACTCGCAACACTAAAAGATGTGCAAGGTGGTGATGCCCATATCATATCAGGTATAAACGGAACTTTCATATAATCAAAGTCCATTATATCTGTAACATAATCAATGCCTTCAAAGGCTTCAATATCTACAGAGAAAACCTCGTGTCCTAAAGCTTCAGCTTCCTTTCCTATACTGCGCGATCCCGCAAATAATTCTAATACTTTCATTTAAAATATTCTTTATGTAGTTCTGAATAATTACGCATCATATAAGCCCAATCTCTTGTTGTGATTATCTCGCCACAAAATTCTTGTGCTAACATTACTGCTCTTGGGTCAAACATATTGTAAGCCCCTATCTCTTGTACTTGTAAGTACGCTATAAACTTCTCTTTCATTGTCTATAATTGTTTTTTAATTGTTTCAACTTTTTCTTTATCGGTCAACTCTTTGCTATCTAATATGTTTCTTACGAAACCTTCGAAGTCTTCAAGAGCCTCAGTGTACTTGTTGCTATACTTATTATCTATATACATAACTATTCTATTTTACATTTGACATTCTAAAACCCATAACTCGTATAGGTACTCATCATCTAAGTGAGTGTTCTGTGGGTTATTTCCCTCGTTTAAATCCATTTCTTCCATCATAAATTAGTGTAAATATTCCTATCGTAATAAACCAAGCAATTAAAATGCATAAGGCATCAAGTAATAATATCATTAGTATTTAATTAGTTTTAGTCTTCGTTCATACTTGCGAATAAGCCTCGCACAATTAACCATATAACTCGTAGTGTTTTCTGTCCACCCTACGTTTGTACTCTGCATCGTTGTATTTATTATCTCCCAATGCAAGTCTCTAATCGTACTCTGCAAGTAAGATATGTGTCTACGTTTTCTTAAGTATCTGTTCATTAGTACCAGGAGTATTTGTTAATTGGATAGAAGTCATCTTGGTCGGGAACAAACTCATCGTTGTCCATATAATACCACCGATTATCTTCTGATTCCCAATACACTTCTCTACCATTCATCTCATCAATAAGTGTAGGCTCCTCCTCAAGGAACACATCCTCAAAAGTAGATACGTATATACCATAGGCATTAGATTCTTCTTCACCTTGAATCTCAAAATCTAAGTGAGGGTATTTCTCTATCATCTTTACAATGATTGGTCGAGGATCTGCCCAAGCAGTACTTAGATTGTATTGATAGGAATACACATTTTCTAAATCAGAAATAACCCAACTATCATCAACCGATGCGTTCCACTTCGTACCCCAATTATCTATATTCCAACGATACCAATTAGGTAGTCCATTGTCCTCACAATGCTTTTCTTCTTTGACTCCTAAATTACCTCTAAATATATTCTCAGGCTGAGGTATAAAATGGTTGAAGTCAAACTCATAACCCTCTGTGTCATAGTCCTTTGAACCTTTAACATTCTGTACAAATTCCTGTACATCTTCTTTCTTTCCGCTCACATCTAGTGAGAAATAAAACCAATTAGGCATAGTATTTTAATTAAATAAGTTAAACAATTCTCTTGTAATAGTGTAATCTTCAATAATAGCTGAAGACCATTGGTCAGCCATTGCCTTAGCAATACCCTCAAAGGTCTTACTTCTAAGTGTTCTCCTTTCTTCGGGAGTCTTAGCATTTGATAGTGCATCGTAGTACCATTTTGGTTGACGCTTTTTCTTACCATTCTTGTCGATCCATTCTATCATCTCTCCCTTTCCTACTACATCTGTGTGTACAAGGTCGGGTAAGTTCTTTGTCCAAAGGCAAGTCTTCTTAGATGCCTCGTCTCCAAACTGATAGGGTTGAATGATTTGGTCGGGCTTTCGTATCTGCGTTGAGATAACGCTGACTGGATTTTCTATTGCTATGTATTCAATAGGAGCATCCATAAGTTTACGAACAAACGCTAAACCCTCAGCTTGTTTTACCCACCTTTCTTCGTTTCTACTGCCGTCTTTATTGTACAACCATCGTGCACCACTAACGGCTAAATAAGTACAAGGAGGGTGTGCTATCATTAAGTCCCAATCGTATGAAGAATCGTATGCTATCTGTAAAGCATCTCCCTTGATGTGCCACTCAGGATTTCCACCACTACTGTCTAATAAATCACAGCTATAAGCGTTATGTCCTAGTGCTCTAAATTGTTTTGTTACCGCTTGAGATTCCTCACAAGCTACTAATACATTCAGTGTCATAATTTGCTATTTAATAATTGATTATGTGCTTCTCTTAATTGTTCTAACGCTTCCTTAGTTCCTTTGTACTTATAAGATAGACTTTGATACTCTGTTCTCGCATCTTCTACCTTATCCTTAAGCAGTAGTAAATCGTTACATCTTGTCTCGTGTATAGATACAAATCTATCGAGCTTCTGTAACAACTTAACCATATCTTTACTATCCTCAAAGAGCTTGGATATTTCAACAAACTCTCCGAGAATAGAATACAATAAACTAAGGTCTGCTTTGATAATTAAATCATCTGCCGTCTTACGCATTTCACTTTATCACTTTAGTGACAACCGAGTCGGTGTATTTATAACCACTGAAAGTTAAGCTGACAATTTTCTCTGGGATCATTGCAGTGTAACGCTTACGATTATTGTCCCATACAGTTAAAACCTTTGGACTACTAACTCCCGTTCCTTTGGTAAATTTATGCACTCCAAATCTTCCATTAATCTTGGTCGTAGTTCCATCTTTTTTGATGTATTCTGCGCCAAAGATTTTACCGCTTTTCTTTAATTTCGGTACTACAATTTCTAGAATTTCTGTTCTCATTTTTCTTTTGTTTTTAAGGTTTATAATTTAACAAGCACACCACGCACAACCCACATATTCATTTGTCGTATCTTTAATAACATAGAGTACACGTTTCTCTCCGTTCTCTGCTACCCAATCTTCAAATTCGCTTTCTTCTAGCTTGAAGGTTTTGTCTACAAATTCGTGGCAGGTGTCAAACCAACCACTATATGGATCGTTTCCATATCCGCTATTCATAATTTTTACAGCGGCTTCCTTAGCCGTTGTTGCCTTTACTCTAATTGTTTCTAATGTTGCTCCCATTTTAATTGTATTTTAATTGTTTATATTATCTTCAACTCTTTCTATAACGATTGCTATATTAATTGCACCGCTATCTTCATATACTCTTCGTGCTTGTCTTGCATCTTGTATATTATCGAATATAAAAGGAGCTACTGTTTCTTTGCCCTCTTTTGTATATACTATTCTGAACTTTAACATATGTATTTATTTTACAGTGAATATGTGCTTGAATTGTAATAGCGTTGATTGGCTTACTGCACCGCTACGCTCTGCATCTACTAACAAATCTGTCATCTCATCTTGTACTTTAAACAAGGTTTCTTGGTCAAGCATATCTTTATATAAGAGTCCGCTCTCGTTGTGAATTACTGCTAATTTTTTAAGGAATTGATTAAGTGTCATAATTTATATTTATTTAAAGAAGCCCTCAGCTTCAAGGTTATTCATTTGGTTATCGTAAAAGTCCTCAATCTCACTAAATGCTGATTCATTTAAGTTCTCAATCAGCCATTCAACTTC